TGCCTGTCGAGGGAGACGATAGTCTCTATCGACTAGTAATGCTCTCCAAGCATCACCTAGACCAGGCCGCCATGCAGATAACAGCAATGACTGAAGTTGCGCCGGTAGACGATCCGTGGCCGCAGAGAGATCGAAAGAGAAGACTTTCGTTTTCCCGTCGATCCTACTCATCGCTTTATTAACCGCTGCACGTTGGTCAAACGTAGCATCAGTTGATAAAGTTCCGAGCCAGTTAAAGATCCGTTTATGAAGCGGATACAGAAACCACTGCGTCCAGGCGTCCACCATTGCGAAGACACGCACCTTTCCCGGCTCCTCTTTGACAGCTAAGCGTCCCGAAGGAGCACTTAGAGTCTTGAGGACCGGCAATTCCCCATCTCGACACACGTATGTGCCCCACCGGAAACCCGGTGGCACGCGCCATACGACGTCTCCAAGAGCCATCCGTAGAGCCCCAAAGGACTCATACTCGGACGCCAGTCCTAAAACGAGGGCAACCCGCTTTAGGTCTGCCAGGTGCGGCTCCACAGCCGCAATCGCAGAGGCCAAGGCCCCTTGCGATGTCCAGCCTCCTTTCGGAAGCTTGACTTCCTGACCAAAGACACTCGTATGCACGTGGGCTCCTTTGGAGAGCAAGGGAACTGGATCCCAACCAAACTGTTGGGTATCCCACTGAGGTAGGAAAGATTTAACAAAAACTGGAAGGTACCTTTCCAGCTCTGGAGAAATCTTCCCTGTCCCCGGACTTGTAATCGTCCTAGTGTCTAACTTTCCCTTAAAATCTAAGACCCGGTATAGGCCAAAGATCGTCAGAGTCAGTCGGATCACCGTAGGATCCCTTCCCCGCAGAGCTTCACGCCACCTTGGTGGAAGTATGCGAGGGAGCCCTCCGCTAGTTAGACTAACGTTAGGCCCAAATTCGGCCGAGTTGTGCAGTGCATCCCCAGCAACGTACCGCATGGTATAAATGCTACACGCTTTCAGATAACGAGCAAGACCTGCCTGGCCTTGTCGCCTTCCTAGCTGGAAACACCTTCGAAGGATGAACAATATACCCAATACAGAAGACCGAGTCACTTTACCCTGCACTAACGAAGAGGCCCTGATAAAGGCATTCATTAATGCTGTCGGTGCTTTTACACACCGATGCCAAGAAAAGGTACTGCCTAAACCTTTAAGCACGCCAGCAGCGAGCCGCTGGATGTTAATTAAGGTAGTTGTAGCAGTATTAATGATTTGTTAAATCACCCTTTTCCCTTCGGTTCCCCTCAACTCCCGCAGGAGAGGAGGGCCGCAGGCACCCTAACTAGGGTAGGCTGGTGAAGCCGTCGAGGTTAACTCCTTTGATAGGTGGATCCGGGAAACCCCTCTAAACCGAAGTTCAGATTAATTCCCTTGACCATGGCTAGGTCCCGCCATACCAAGGAGGTGCCTCTTACATAGAGGTCCCAGTCTTCGAACTCAGGACTACTACATCCTAAGGGTTGCTAACCCTCGAATATAGCGCGCAGCGGGCGCACGCCCCTGTTCCAAAGCTCACGCTTAGACTAGAACTCTCCATGCAAGTCTGCCTGGAGTAGTCAAGACGCTCATCCATCGGAAATCCGGACTGCGGAAGGAGGAAAGTAACCCTTTCTTCTTTAGCTCATTTATGTTAAGAGCCTCGCAACCCGAAATTCCCTAAGGAATAAACATATTGACCGACATAGGTCTTTATGTCGAATGGGATCACTCCCAT